GAGATTGCTCATGAGAGCATGAAGGGAAAGCCAAGCTTTGGCGATCAAGTAGAAAAAAGCTTATTCCAATGCAAAACGAAAGATCAAAAAGGATGGGATAAATTTATAGAAGAATATAGTTTACTTGAAGCAATATATAGGTTTGCTAGAGAAAATCCAGAAGAGTTACGTGCCCTTGTGGAAAAATATTATGTATGAAAATAAAAATATTGGAGCTAGTTAGCCATAAAACATGCCAACTAGCTCCTTTACAATTACTCTTCATCTTTTTCAGCGTTCTTCACTCGATTCAAGTATTCTTCGTATAACTCTATGGCTGTTTTTGAATTTGGCTTAGCCATGTCTAATCGTATCAACTCTAAAGCTATTTCTTCTGGTTGCATAAATTACCTCCGTTAAAACATAAGTGTATCATATTTGATCTATCCGGCGTTATCCGGTATTTATCCGGTGCAACAAGGTAACTTTGATTCAAAAAAATATATCTAAGTTGCCTGACGATTTCCAGCAACTTAAAGTATTACTTTAAGAGTTTACAATAACCTTTTGTTTCTGATAGTGTATTTGATAACCAGACACGGAAGGATGTGATCAGATATGCAGATCAAGCCAGAGACGCGCGCAAAACTTAAAGAGCTGCTCATTCAAGACGAAGGTTTTCGTCAATTCCCTTACAAAGATTCTGTTGGAAAGTTAACGATTGGCATTGGTCGTAACATTGAAGATCGCGGCATATCACAAGATGAAGCAGAATACTTGCTTAACAACGACATCAATCATTGCCTTAACGACCTAGAAGTTTCACTCCCATTTTTCAAAGATCTTGATGAACCAAGAAAGATTGTTCTTCTCAATATGTGTTTCAACGTTGGTATTCCTACGCTAATGCAATTTCGAAAGATGCGTGACGCTATTGAAAAGCATGATTACGCAGAAGCTTCAAAGCAGATGCTCGATTCAACTTGGGCAAAACAAGTTGGCCATCGAGCTGATCGGTTAGCTTATATCATGGAGGTTGGCACTCTATGACATTCAAAGATGTGATAGAGAAAGTATCAAGTTATGCGCCGGCATTAGGGCTCGCTCTTGGTGGTCCTGCTGGAGCTATGGTTGGTTCACTTGTTGCTTCAACTTTCGGTGCTGATCATTCAAATCCTCAAGACATATTATCGAAAATTAATGCTGATCCAGAAGCAGCAATCAAGATTAAAACTTTAGAGTTTCAAAACGCTCAGATACTCGCACAAATTAATTCGCAAAGTTATGCGACTGAAGTTGATGACAGGAAGAGTGCAAGGCTAATGAATATTAGTTTGCATGATCACATGCCAAACATTTTGGCTGCTGCCTTCATCATCATCTACGCAGTTATTCAATATCACGTCGTGAATCATCCAGGCGATCAAGACGACATCATAAGCGCTCGTGTGCAGGATATTTTCGTGATGATCATTAGTTTTTATTTTGGCAGTGCGCATAAGAAAAAACCGGAGATGAGTAAATGACTAATGTTTCCCGTGGAACAGCAACAAAAGAAACTAGTTTTGTCTGTGAAAAACACGGCGATATTGGTCGACAAGTTTTGACAGTTGGCGTGTTCGATATCAATCGAAATTTCAAACAAAAAACTTTTTGTGGTGTTTGTCACTTCGAAATGCTCGCTGCAAATTGTTGCGAAGCACAAGAGCAAGAAAATGTTTTGATCTTAAAAAAATAGGGGAAGGTATGGCTTTAAAGCGATGCAAAAGATGCAAAGGCAGTAAGTCCATTATGTCATTGGGTGGCTTTGAGAAGAAGTGTCCTGACTGTAGCGGTATTGGATATGAAGATGTTCCGGACGAAATGGAAGTAGAGAAATTTCTTGGATCTGATGTGTCTGACTCTTCCTCGAAAGCAAAAGCTGCGCCGAAGAAAAAAACTGTTAGAAAAAAACAAAACGCATAGGTGAATTATGGGTAAGCATTTGAAGAGAGTAGCCGCAAGAGCGCCAAAAATAAGAAAGGGAAAATCTCATAGAGGTGTTGGCCGACCACAAATTGTTTACACGGAAGAATTAGCTAAGAAGATTTGTAGAGTAATAGCTACCACCAATTGGTCAATAAATAAGATCTGCAATTCATCTTCAGAATTTCCTTGCAAATCTATTATATATGATTGGCGTAAAGAAAATGCTGAATTTGATGAACTGTATATACAAGCAAAGCGTGATCAAGCTGATTATCTTGCAGAAGAAATAATTGGAATTGCTGATGATGATTCTAACGACACATTTATTGGTGACGATGGAAAAGTCTGTATCAATGCTGCAAATGTTGCTAGAGCAAAACTCAGAGTTGATTCCAGAAAATGGATGGCTGTGCGTCTATTGCCAAGATTATATGGAGATAAGCTGATAACTGAGGGCACTGTAACTTATCGCCACGAAGATGCTCTGAAGGAATTAGAATAGAATGGATTCCCGAGAGCTTGCCATACGACAACGATTAAAAGATGACTTTGAGCATTATGCATCAAAGTGCCTTAAAATTCGTACCAAGTCTGGTGAGATTCTGCCGTTCACTCTAAATCAAGCGCAACGTCATGTTCATAATCTTGTAGAAAAACAAAAGCGTGAAACAGGAAAAGTAAGGGCATTAGTGCTTAAAGGTCGGCAGCAAGGAATGTCGACTTACATTGGTGGACGCATTTATCAAAAGATTACGCATCGAAAAGGTGTTAGAGCTTTCATTCTTACGCACGATGCAGAGGCTACAAACAACTTGTTTGAAATGTCTCAACGATATCATGAATATTGTCCTCAAATTGTCAGACCGGAAACCAGCGCAAGTTCAGCAAAAGAATTATTCTTTGGTGATCTTGATAGTGGTTACAAAGTAGGTACAGCAGGAAATAAAGCAGTCGGCAGATCAAGCACAATTCAATACCTGCATGGTTCAGAAGTGGCTTTTTGGCCAAACGCTGCTGAGCATAGTAAAGGTGTTCTGCAAGCAGTTCCAAATGACAGTGGAACAGAGATATTTCTAGAATCTACTGCCAATGGAATTGGTAATTATTTTCATGAGCAGTGGCAGTCAGCAGAATCAGGTCAATCAGATTTCATTCCTATTTTTACACCTTGGTTTTGGCAAACAGAATATCGTAGAAAATTGAGTGAAAATTTTCATCCTGTTGATGATGAAGTGGAGTTAGTTCAGCTTTACAACTTAGATGCTCATCAATTGATGTGGAGACGATACAAGATTCAAGAGTTATCAGCATCTGGTGGTGATGGAAATCGAGCATTCCAGCAAGAATATCCAAACAACAGCACTGAAGCATTTCAAATGTCAGGTGATGACACTCTCATTGTGCCTGAATTAGTAATGAAAGCACGCAAAGCAAGTTGTGAACCAATTGGACCATTAGTTGTTGGCGTAGATCCAGCCCGATTTGGTGATGATAGAACTTCAATTTGCTGGCGTCGTGGCCGTGTTATTTCAAAGATAGTTAGTTACACGAAAAAAGATACTATGGAAGTTGCGGGTATCGTTCACAAGATAATTACTTCAGATAATCCTGACAAAGTTTTCATAGACGTTGGTGGTTTAGGTGCTGGCGTTGTTGATCGTATTAATGAACTATTAGGTGAAAGAGCGCAAGATTTAGTTGTTGCAGTCAATGCAGGTTCTTCGCCATTAGACGCTGATTTATATGTTAACAAGCGTTCTGAAATGTGGGGAGAGCTAAAGAAGTGGCTTTCCCATCCTCCGGTTCAAATTCCAGATATTGATTCACTTCACGCAGATTTGTGTGGCGTTAAATACAAATTCGATTCGCTCACTCGTCTTGTTGTTGAGCCGAAAGATCAAATGAAAAGGCGAGGTCTTCGCAGTCCAGATGAAGCTGATGCTGTGTGCCTAACATTTGCAGAACCTGCAAGCGCCCTATTTAGAACAAACAGAGATTCAGAATCTATTGCGCACGCAATTATGGCTGGCGCTAACAAAGTTGAAAGATTGAGGGCATCACGATGACTCCAAGCAAAACGATACAAAACGAATTACCTGGTTTGCGTAAGCTAGTAAAAAATACCAATACTTATTTTCGTGATAACTATAAACGTTTTAATGAATTCAGAAAGTTCGTTTATGAAACATCGATCACTGAATCTGAGCGTGATGTTAATAATGAGTTAGGTCGTCCCAACATTGAGACGAACGTACTGACTGCGTATCAATCAAGATTATGTGGTGAGTTTGCAAAGCAAGAACCTTCCATTGAAGTTTCAGCAGATGAAGGCGCTAATATTAATCCAAAAATTATCCCTATTGTTGAAGGTCATTTTAGGCATTTATTAGAAGAAGCTAAAAGTGCCAATACGCAATATATGACTTACCGCGATGCGTTAAGTGGTGGATTTTGTTCACTAGAGGTTTTTACTGAATATGCAAATGAAATGTCATTTGATCAGGTCATCAAAATAAGAAAAGCAAAATATCCAACGATGACAGGATACGATCCATTAGCTACTGAGCCACACAAGGGTGATGGTGATTACTCATTTAAGTGTTATCCAAAAACAAAAGAAGATTTCAAAAGAGATTATCCAGATATCAACATTGATGGCATGAAATTCCCTTCATGTGAAGCGATAGAGGGCTTTACATGGTCATTCAATAACGGTTCAGATGACATTTTATTGCTTTGTACTTTGTTTAAGAAAAAGAAAAAGAAAAAGAAAATATTTAAGCTTGCTGATGGTCAATCATTAACTGAAAAAGAATATAAGAAATTCATTGGTAAGTGGGAAGGTGAGGGAAAGATTGCACCAGCTCCTGCAATTGTAAAGACAAGAACTACTGAAATAACGATGATCTGTCGTTATGTGTTCATTGAGTCAATGATCATCGAATACAATGAAACAGATTTTAAATATCTTCCGATGCCATTCGTTGATGGTGACTCCATTGATTTGTACGATGATTCCCGTGGAACAATTAAGCAATTAACAAGGCCTTATTGTTTCAATGCTAAAGGTGCTCAACAGCTTAAGAATTTAGGCGTTCAGTGCTTGGCTGGTTATCTTGAAATGATGTCTCAGCACAAATACATCGTGAAAAAAGAAGCAATTCCTCAAGAGAAATCTTATCTTGATGCGTTAACTAGAGTCCAAAAGGCCAGTACGCTGGTTGTGAATGCATTTAAGGATAACAACCCGAATCATGCAATTCCTGAACCCATTATTCCGATTCAGCCGCAAGCTGCTCCTCCTGAAATATCTAATTCCATTACGATGGCAGACCAGATTATTCAAAGCGAACTTGGTTCGTACGATGCTGCATTAGGAATCAATAACAATCAACTTTCAGGTGTTGCAATCATTGAAGGTGCAACGCAATCAAATGCTGCTGCAATGCCATTTGTTGTGAATTACATCCAAGCATTAAGTCAGGTTGCATTGATCGTAGTGGATTTGATGCCTAAGTATTATAAAACACCAATGACGATTCCTATTATTGATAAAGAAGGAAATAGAAGCGCGGTTAAGATCAATCAAGAAGGCGGCATTGACTTCAACTATGATTCTAACTTGCTGCAAGTGAAAGTGACGGCAGGCGTCAATTTCTCTATCCAAAAATCTAAAGCGCTTAATCAAATTATTGCTATGTGCCAAGCAGCTCCTGGATTTGCAAAATTCATGGAAACCAAAGGTCTTAAAGTTCTTATTGATAACTTTGATGTTCGTGGTAGCGATATTCTTAAAACATTGGCTGAAGAATATGAACAAGAGCAAAAGCAAATGATGCAGCAACAACAACAAATGCAGATGCAGATGATGCAAAACAATCCTCAGATGTTAACAGCGCATACGAAAGCATTTAGCGCTCAAAACCAAGCGGTATTGGATCAAAAGAAAATGCAGCTTGAAGAGCAAGAGCTACAGCTTAAGAAAGAGGTTGCTCTGGCCGATCGCGATGCGGCAATGGCGCGCGCTCATGCTGAAGAGGTTAGGGCAAATGCAGATCTAAAGATGAGCACGCTGGAAATGCATCACCGTCATGGGAAGGATGCAATCGAGCTGTCTCACAAGATTTCAGAAAGTGAACGTAATGCTATGAAGGAGACAAGTAATGAAGAATAAAAAAAATTGGATTAAAGATGCAGTCAAAAACAAAGGTGCTTTGCATAGAGCAACAAAAACACCTGCCGGAGAAAAAATTCCCGAAAAGAAATTAGCTAAAGCAGCTAAAAGCACTTCTCCTAAAGTCCGTAAAGAAGTCGCGCTTGCTAGGACATTATCAAAGTTACGTAAGAAGTAAATTATTAATTATTGAGGATTATTATCATGGCAGTTTTAACTACGAATTTTACAGGTGAGATTGGTGTTAAACCGAGATTAATTAGATTGGATGCTCCAGAAAATACATTTTCTGAAGTTACAACTCCGCTTTATTTAAATAGACTTGGTCAAGCAGCGCAAGTTCAAGCATCAGATATGGTCTGTATCTTTTGCTCTGATGGTCAGTTCTTGGCTAGACCATTAATCTCATCCGGATCTGTAACATTAGAACCTTTATTCAGCAGAACACCTACAGCAGTAGTTGCTGGTGATTTTGCTGTGTTTGATGGAACAGAGGGTGCGCTGGAAGATTTAGGGTATTCACCTACAAATGCTGCAAAAACGAAAGTGATCATGGCAAATGCTGCGATGGTTGTTGGTAATGCTGTTAAGGCTGCAGATACGGCTGGCACATTAGCTGATGCCGGTTACAACTTAAAATCAGCAACAACAGCATCCTGGGGTGGTGGTAGCACGTCTCATACATTTACAGCAGCAGGTCTTACATCAGCATCCATTGTAACGGCGGTTATTGTAACTTCTGCGAATGCAGTTGGGATTGCAAAATTAGTTCCCGGTACTGATCAGATAGCGGTGACATTTACAGCAGATCCAGGCGCTGGCACCACAGTTAATTGGATTGCTACAAGCGCTGTAGTTGCATAGTCGTTATTAAGAATATTATTTCCAGTAATAAATATTACTGGAAATATGTTTTGAGTTATGTCTTAATAATCAATAGCTAGCCATAGCGTTGAAATGGCCGATACTCATTCGTTATTGAGGGTTTCACATACCGGTGACTCGGGTCAAAAGTCGTATAGAGGTGAGAATGACTGAACAAAATATTGAGAATATTAGCGATCAACAAGATCAAAATCTTGTACCAAATGAAGCGCCGAGTGATCAATCTTCATCAGTAAATTCAGATGAGGTGATTAGTAAAAGCAGAATGAATGACATCATTCATGAGCGAACTCGACAAGCATCACAAAAAGCGTATGAGCGTGCGAAAGCAGAGGCTCAAGCTGAACGTGAACGCGAGCGTCAATCAAATGGTATAGGTGGAATGCCTCAAATGGATGAAGCAAAACTTCGTTCAATGATGCAGGAAGAGTTTGATAGACGCGCTGCCAAACAGCTTGAAGAATTTGAACGTCAAAGTCATCAGAAGAGAATTAATGATTTGGCGAACGATTACACGGCTAAGATTGCAGCTGCAAAAGAAACTCATCCAGATCTTTTTGCACGTCAACATGAGCTTAATGAATTGGCGATGCTTGTTCCATTTATTAATGAAACAAGCGAAGTGGCTGGCATAAGTCAGCATCTGTTAGATAACGGCGGAGCATTTGCAAATTTGCTTGTCTTATCACAGCAATCACCAGAGCGTGTTAGACGTGAACTTAAAAAAATAGAGGCATCAATTAAAGCAAATGATGCAGCTAGAAGTCGCGAATATCCCAATGAACCATTGTCTCAGCCAACTCCCTCAAAAAATGCGATGGATAATGGCTCGAGTTCAATTGAAGCTCTCAAACAGCAGCCTTGGTTAAGGGGTTAATCACCAAGGCTTAGAACGGCAACGAGACATTATCTTTCATCAAATTAAATATGATGGAGATACTTTTCTATGTTGCCGCAAAATATTTTAAAACAGGTTATTACTTATAATGATTCAGGTTTAGCTTATCTTGAAAACTTAAACTGTTTCATTTCTACAGCAAACAAAAAGTTTAAAAATTTCGAAAATATCGAAGGGAATTTGGGTGATACCGTTCAATTCGATGTTCCACCTCGTTCCATTGCAATGAATGGTCTTGTTGCATCATTCCAATCAGCACAACAAAGATTTGGCACGATTACTTGCGATCAAGCTGCTAACAGCTCAATGGCATTCACTGCTCAACAATTCGTGTTTAACGTTCGTGACTACATGGAAAAATTCGGTATGTCTCGCGTTGAAGAGCTTTCAACGAAGATTGAAAAAAACGTTGCCCGAAATGCTGATAGTTCCGTACCGGTTATGACTGTTGATTCTAATGGTCAATCTGTTCCAACAGGTGCATTACATACTGAATCCGGTCCATTCCGTTTTTATGGTAATGGCGTCGATCAGATTAATTCATTCCAACAATTAGCTAGCATGTTGGCATTGAATGCTGAATTTGGTGTGCCAGCAGGATCTCCTGATGTTTATCTGCCTAACTTAGCAATTCCTGGAATCGTAGGAACTGGCTTAAATCAATTCGTAAATGATCGTAACGAAATGATGGCGAACTCTTGGGATTTGGGCACTTATAAAGGTTCTAATGCTCGTTATTATCGTTCTAACTTGTTACCAATTCATCGTTCTGGCTCTGTTGGTAATGAAGAATTAACTCTGACAGTTGTTAGTACAAATGATCCAACTGGTGCGAATATCACTGAAATCACGTGCAGTGGCGCTCCAACCTCTGATTCCAATGCAATCTTATCAGGCGACATGGGTCAATTTGTTGATGGCGTTTCAGGTTTTGCTGATATGCGTTATTTAACATGGACTGGTCATGAAGAATGTGGCGTTCCTGTTCAATTTCGCATTCTTGAAAAAGCCGGTTCAAATGGTGGCGGTCAGGTTACATTCTCTGTTTTCCCACCTTTATCAAGCCAAATTGGTCCAAACCAAAACTTAAACCAAAACATTCAAGCTGGAATGAAGATTTCATTCTTGCCTGATCATCGTTGCGGAATGGTTGTATCAGGTAAGGCTCTCTTTATGGCTATGCCAAAACTTCCAGACGAATCTCCATTTGCTACGGGTACAAAAACCAATATGGCAACCGGTGCTTCGCTTCGTACTTACTACGGTACGTTGTTTGGCAAAAACACTCGCGGAAATATCACAGATGCCATCTGGGGTTCTTATGCGCAGCCTGAATATTGCATGCGTATCGCATTCCCATTGAATTTTGCGTAAGGAGATGAATCATGACTGCTGCATTACAACCAATTTATAACAATGCAATTGCTTACAAACAGGGTTTTGTTATCAGTGTAACAGGTAACACAACCTTGTCCGTTACATCCGGTGTTGCGAGAGCAAACAATGACGCGATGGATATTAATGTAGGTGATTTTTATGGTGCTCAAACTGCGACTGTAGTTGATGCTACTGTTAATGGTTTGAATGGCTTAGACACTGGCTCACTTCAAGCTAGTAAAGTTTATGCTTTATGGGCAATCGCTGATGGCGCTAACTATAATCCAGCTGGATTGTTACTTTCATTAAGCTTAACTGCACCACAATTACCTAGTGGTCAGTTCCCATCTGGATATAACGAAATAAGACGTGTTGGCTGGGCTGTGACTGATGCATCTTCACACTTCAAAGTATTGTTTGTGTCAGGTGAAGGTAGTGTTGTTCGCTATACCTATGATGTTCCAGTTAAAGTATTGACTGGTGGTACATCGGCAACTCAAGCTGCGGTTGATTTATCTTCTGTGGTTCCAGCAAAACAAAATATCCCTGTTGATCTTAACTGCGATTTCTTGTCTGACGCGGCATCTAAAAAAGCAACTCTATGCCCATCAGGCGGAACAATCGCAAGTAGCAGATTTATTTTGAATGCGCAGGTTGCAGCTGTTCACGTTATTCAAGATTACACCATTCCTGCTGTGTTGATTTCTGGTTTACCAAAAGTTGATTACATCATTTCTGCAGCTACAAGTTCGCTTGATCTGTACGTAAATGGTTTCACCGACATTTTGGCTTAAATCGATATCAACCTGAGAGGTAATTATGGCTTACACAGTTACCAAGTTAATCACAGATTCATATTATCTCTCAGGCAGATTGTCGAAGGGTTTGCAGACAATAACAGGTGCTCAACTCAATACAGGGTTGAGTCTGTTAAATTCCGTTCTTGCTGTGAAGTCTGTGAATGAAAGGTTAATTCCATATTTTTCAAAATATGAATTTACTGCTGAACCAGACACAGAAGTTTATTTTATTCCGCATCTCATTCTTGCTGAAACGCTAACGTTTAATTATCAAAACGTTCGTTACTCTATGGAGCCAATGGGAAGACGTGAGTATCAAGGTTCGTCACGTGTTAATAACATTACATCGTTAATGTTTGATTATAACGTCGAGCGATGCAAAGGCGGCGCTAATCTATCGATGTATTTTCTTCCTGATTCTAATTATCCATTAACACTATGGGGAAAGTTTTCCTTAAATAGTGTTGTCTTGAATCAAGATTTAGAAGCAACGCTTGATGAGTACTATATCGAGCTTCTTCGTTATGCATTGGCTGAATATATTTGTCATGACAACAACATTGCATTTCAACCACAAAACAAAGAGAAGCTTGAGGAATATGAGCAAGCATTTTTGGATGTCAGTGCTCCTGATTTAAGTCTTGTGAAGATGAGTGGTCTTGGCGGAAAACAACCATCCCTTTGGGGTCAAGCTAATCTTGGCAGAGGATGGACTGTCTAATGCAAACAAGGTCAGCCGAAACATCAATGTCAATGCCGCTAGAAATAGTAGGTTCGTCATCTTTTGGGCGATTTCCTAAAATTTCCGACGAATTGACGTTTAATATGTTTATTGCTGATGACGGTCTTATTAATTTTGCAGGTTACCAATATAGAGCGTCACTGCTAGGAAATGGCAGAGGACTTTTTTCGAGTAAGAAAGCAAATTTGATGTTCGCTGTTTCTGAAAGAAGAGTTTATAAAATTTCCTCAGATTTAAATCCTGTAGAAGTAAATAAAATTGCAACTGATGCTGGTGATGTTTT